ATATAACATCCTTTTTCAGCTGCTGTATTGCTATGTCTTTTTCGTATTCTTTCTTAAAATATGCTTCACCTCTCTCGAAATCAAATACTTGGTTCATCCAATTTTCAAAATATTCTTTTGCGCCATAGTTATTTAAGAGGTGAAATGTAAGGTTGACATCTTCTGTGGCATGTCCGTATGCAATCTTTTGTCTCTTTACGCCGTACTGTCTCTCATTAGTTAAAATTTGCCTACCCGGCATGCTTGCTGTTTTACATAGCACGTTCAATTGATACGGACCTGAAACAGCGTCTATCGGTGGAAGAAGAACTCTAAATAAATTAGTCATGGCGAGGCCTTGACTAACTGCGCTCTTTAATTGGTCTACTTTAAATGTCATTAGATCATCCTTTTAGAATCTCTATAAACCGAACCAGGACTGGTCTTCTTCCAGTCAGCCATTGGTAAGAACGTTGCAATCTCCCATTCTGGTGCAGGAACATGCGCAAATCGAGATTTGACGTGGTCTAAGAGGTAATGTTTGAAACAAGGTTTGAATGCTTTTAATTTTGAAGCATTCTTAAGCATCTTGTAATTCAACTGAAACTTAGTACTATCATCATATCGCTTGTTGTTGATAGTTTCAAGCAATCCGTCTAAGAGTTTAGCTCTCAGCAACGGATTAAGATAGTGCAGATTCAGTCCATAAAATCCACCTGGCGCATTTTCTACAATAATTGTCAATGGAAATCGATCGTAGTATGGAAGTTTGTCTTTCCATTTAGGATCATAGAAATACATGAACATTCCGCCTCCAGCAATACCCTTCTTCAGAGTAACTGGCTCTTCTCTCATGATTTCTTGTCTGTTTACTCGCCTGATGCGATAAGCTCTCCTCCTGAACCAAGCCATTGATTCTTCTGTACGAGGAGTAATCCCTTTTCTAAACGCTTCAAGCTCTAGTGTTTGAAATAAGTTTGCCATAACACTATTTATAACTTTTTAAGAGGTTTTATCTTCTTCTTTTCCCTCATTATTCCCATCTTTTTTAATGTCTGTTCAGTCCAGATTTGGAAGTCCCAGTTTCTATCCTTAGCATATGCATCAGCAGCTTCCCATTTGTTCATATTTTTTACATATGTCAACGCTTCACGTATGTATTTTTTAGTCTTTTTGTTACCAGTTGGAGGAGCAGTTTCCTTGTTAGGCTTAATCTCAACTATAGACGTCTTTCCATTCTTGTATTCTATCTTGAGATCAACAAAGTATCGGTGATATTTCTTATCATACTCGTAGAAATAAGGTATCACTGTCTCTTCGGAAGACCAGTATCTTATCTTAGGATTATCATCACACCACTTGAAGCATGCTTTTTCCCATAACGAACGATAGACCACGTTTGAATGGTCTCCTTTGTACTTTTCTTTGTTTTTTACTCTATATTTCCCTGAGTATGCCATTATAAATAGTAGTAAATATTTTTACTTATTTATCAGGGATTTCTAAATGATAGATGAAATAGTCAAACGCGTAAATACTAGTGGTGCTTTAGGTAGACTAAGAGATGGTCTGAATCAACAAGCAGCTAAGGCCACAGGAAAAGTCACCGGTGAGATAGAAAAACTTCTAGGCACCGGTCTAGAACAATCTACAGATCTTACTGATGATTATATTGAAGCTAAGCGCCGACTTAGATTTCCTATTGATAATGCAAATGAGTACAGAGCTTTTATACGATTTCAACTTAAAGGACTTATTCCAGAAGATCCTGGTGCAACTAAAAAAGTAGAAAAACAAAAGAAAGCAGCATCTCTTGAGAGTAAAGCAGTTGAGGACCAGGATGGAGAAAAAGATTTTGTAGATGAAGTGGTCGATCAGTTTAATGCTGCAAAGGAAGGTGTCGAAGAAGCATTTGACAAGTTTGCAGCAGGTTTAAAAAAGCAGTTTACAGATGCAGAAGAAGATCTTGCTGGAGAAAAGAGTGATGCTCTTGGTGCAACTGCAGGAGATTTAAGTCTTAAATCAAAAGAGAAGTTAGGTACATATGTAGATCTGTATCTGCCTGCCGGCATCTCAATTGCAGATGGTGTACAGGTAGAGAATGTAGATCTAGGTCGTGCTGGAGGTACAGTTGCTAATATGGATGCTGGCAAAATAAATGCAATGTCGGCAGCTGGCGCTGGAATAGAATCATTTACTAAGTCTGTACAAGACGGACTGACAGGAGCAGCAACTAGTGCTGGCGGCGATATAGCAAAGGTTGGTGCGGTTCAGCTTCTCAGTATGATGCCTGGCGCTGACAAAGTAGTAGGAGGTGCAAAGAGTGCTTTAGGAGTAACAACTCATCCTAACACTAGGGCTATATTCAGGTCTGTAAATCTCAGAGCATATTCATTTTCATTTAAACTCATACCGACATCTGCTGCAGAATCAAACGAAATTGTAAAGATCATTCATTTTTTCAGAACGCAATTATATCCTGAAGTGATAAAAGTAGCACCTCTGCAAGATCCTATGCAAGGCGGAGCTGCGATATCGATACCGATCGGTTATCGTTTTCCTAACACGTTTATTCCCAGAATAATGTACAGACACAGGCAAGAAGATCCTAAAAATGGATTCTATGGAAGAGATATGTATGGGATAACTAAATACAAAGAGGCATACTTAACTAACTTTACTGCAACTTACAACCCAACGTCTATGGGTATGATCAGAGGAGGCAGATTTCAAGAGGTTGACATTACGTTAAGTTTCCAAGAACAGGTTGCTTTAAGCAAAGCAGACATTTACGCGGGGTTCTAATGGCATATTTTTCAGACTTTCCATTTACTCGTTACAAGTTTGGTAATGAGGTCTACAGTGTCTTAGTTCAAGACATATCTGCTTATGTAGACGTAATCGACAGCATTAAAGATGGTGTGGCATTTTATACTACACACTACATACTCGAAGGTGATAGACCAGATAATTTATCACAGAGAATGTACGGCACAGTTGAATACTATTTCACTTATTATCTGATGAATGACACTATCAGAGAACGAGGTTGGCCTTTAACACAAAAGACTCTAGACAAAAAAGTTAAAGAAGACTATCCTAACTTTACTATCACTACACAAGATGATCTCACTGGTATTATGAAGGTTGGCGAAAACATAGTAGGTAACACGTCTGGTGCTACTGGAACGATACTCAAAAGAGACCTAGACCTAGGACAACTTGTAATAAATCCAACTAACTCATTTACATTTCAGAAAAATGAGTTGATCGTTATTCTCGACGAGTTTGGATTTGCTAGACAATCTGTTACGTCAACTGCAGCCACTTCACAATGGCAGTCTATAAGACATTATGTCGATGGAGACGGCCAGAGAGTTGATATTGATCCTCTATCTGATCCTCCAGGCACATACACGCCAGTCTTATACAATGAGTGGTACAAACAAGAAAATGATGCCTTAAGAGAGATCAGAGTCATAAGACCTTCTGCAATGAACTCTGTAATGAGAGCTTTTAGACAAGCAATCAAGAGTACTTAATGGCATATTCGGAAAAGGTAGTAGACCATTATGAAAACCCCAGAAATGTGGGTAGTCTTGATCCCACTGACAATAGCGTTGGTACTGGTCTTGTTGGAGCGCCTGAATGCGGCGATGTAATGAAACTGCAAATTCAGGTGAACGATGAAGGGACTATTACTGACGCTAAGTTTAAGACTTTTGGTTGTGGTAGCGCTATTGCTGCTAGCAGTCTTGCTACTGAGTGGATTACTGGCAAATCGATCGATGACGCTCTTGAACTGGATAATACACAGATTGTCGATGAGTTATCGTTACCTCCAGTCAAGATTCACTGCTCTGTTCTCGCAGAAGACGCGATCAAGAGTGCTATAGCAGATTACAAGAAAAAGAGATAAGAACAGATGCCACTAATACAAAGTCATGATCCTTCTGACATAGTCATAGATAGCATTGTCATAACAAGTGATAGGCTTGGAGATCAACTATATAACGTCACTCTTAACGTTCTTGAGTTTAACATATACGAAAGTCTAGACACTCTCGGTATCGAGGCTGACATGGTCATACTTGACGATAACGCCATACACGAGCAGATAGATTTTCAAGGACAAGAGAACATCACTATCAGGTGCAGTTGGCCAGAGCTCGATGGTGAAATATGGGAACGTACGTTCATATGTACAAGTGTCACGAGTGCTACAAAGGCAACAAATGACCAGACACAAATGATTACGTTGAACATGATCGATGTAGACTCGTATCAGGATAAGCTCATCAACATCAACAGGAAGTATGATGGAAATCCTAAGCAGATACTGGCACAGATCATCGCTGACAATTTCAGAGGAAAGCAGCTCTTCACAAACGATAACGTATTTCAAGGTGCAATGAGAGTGATAGTTCCTAACTGGAATCCATACGAGTGCATGAAGTACATCAAGAACAGAGCTACGAGTCCTTCGGGAGCACCTTACTACTGCTATACAGTACACGGCGACGAGCATATCAGATTCTTTGATCTTGAGACTATGCTCGATACAACCAGTATCGGTAGTCCTTACTACTTTGCAGAAATGCTGAGCCAGTCAGGAGATTTTTTCAACAAGGTTGGCAAGTCATATATCGTTCAGGGAGTAACAATACCAGAACAGGATGACATGTTCACTCAGATTGCAGATGGCAATGTAGGAGCTCAGTACGGATTCCTAGACACTCAGAACTTCTACGATAACAGCTTCAAGTTTGACATTACGCAGGTGTTCACGTCAATGCTGAAGAGGACTAAGATCCTTACGACCACGAAGGCACCTCTTTTTGATGCAAAGTTTAAGGTCAAGGACAGGTCACTGCAGTCTTACAGCAGCAGGAACATCATGAACATAGGCACGACCTCGATATACAACGACATTCCGGGTTACTACGAAGACGTTACACCGGAACATCACTCGACAAAGGCAATCGCAAAAGCTCTTCGAAGATTCATACAGAAGACACCGATCACGATCAGAGTCAGTGGCAGGAACTTCTTCATGCCAGGCAAGAACCTGACATCATCGATAGGATCACTGATCGACTTTCAGATGCTGGACAAGAGACCTATCGTCAGGATGTCTAACATTGCAGAACATACGGACTACAAGAGAAGCGGACTGCACCTGATCTATTCTGCAAGGTACCTGATCAAGAGATCCGGTGCTGCAACGAAGTGCACCGCAGCACTGAAGCTCTGCAAGCTCAGTAACACAGAAGGGATATCAAGAGTCAGCTAATGTTTTACGCACAGACACCAGGATTCGAGAAGATGATACCGGTAGGTTTCTATGGAGACACCTTCAGGTGGTTCTTCGGGATCATCACGAACTGCAACGATCCGCTCATGCTCGGTAGAGCACAGGTACGGATATACGGCAATCACCCGAAAACAGAGGAGGCACTCGAGTCTGAGGCTCTTCCTTGGGCACAGACGATGATTCCTACTACAGAAGGTGGAGTCTCGGGTATCGGAAAGATGGGAAGGCTTCTTCCAGGTGCAAAGGTCGTGGGCTTCTACCTCGACGGAGACGCGAGTCAGGTACCTTTCATACTGGGTGCAGTACACTCGATCGAGGATCCGTCACCGATACAGCTCGATCGACTTGCAGTAACGGACGACAGGAGCCTCACGATCTCGGATCGCATCGCAAAGTTCTTCATAGGACAGTCAAACGCCGAGGTCGTACACAACTTCTTCCTCTCGTCACAGTTCAGCCACGAGCACAGCTGCGCGATAGTCGGCGGTCTCACGGAAAGAAGCGGCGTCAGGATCGATGCAGAACAGATCACGAGCCTGAACGAGTACGGAATCGCGAGATGGAAGAACATCGAGACTACGGGTAACAGGTTCAATCTCCTGAAGCAGTTTGCAGGGCAGAGACGGCAGGACTGGAGAACACTTAACACGCAGCTCATGTTCGTACTGTATGAGCTTCGCACGTTCAGCTACTTCGGACTGAATCAGTTCCTGAAGGCAACGAACATCGAGAAGATGACTGACATCTTCGCTCGGAAGTACCTTCGCGAGCAGGATCAGACAAAGGTCGATCAGATGGTAAACTTCGCAAAAGACGCACTCGAAAGGTTTGGTTAATGGCAAAGATCACGAAAGAACAGCTCAACTCTCAATTGTTCTCGGTAGCAGCTCGAGCGGATACTGCAAAGCTCAAGTCACAGGCCACGACAGCTGCTAACAAGCTCACCTCTCTGGTCAAGTCTACTGTAGGAAGGACAATAGGCGAGACGATATCTAACATACAGGCCATCACGCAAGAAGATGACTACGGTAATCCACTTGCACCGGGTACAGGAGTCACTCTCGTACAAGAAGGAGCCGACGCGACACTGGCAGGATCAGGTGGAAGCTCTGCAAATGCTATAACAGGAGCAGGAGAGACGGCAGGTCCTAAGTTTGACATCGTGTCGGGTAACTCACCAAAGGCAGTACTCGCATCTCTGACCACTGCAACCGGCAAGGCAGCCTCTTCCTTTCAGTCGATAGCGAACAGCATGACAACCTCCCAGAACACTGCAGCACAGTCCTCTGCAATAGACGATGGCAGTACCGACTTCGATGCCCTTTCGGATACATTTTTTACAGAGGTTTCGACCTTCACGAGAAACATCGATGCGGCTGTGGGGACCGATGCACAAAATGTAATGGAATCGGTGATTGCTCAGGCCTCTGGAGAGAACAGATCGAAGCTCCTGGCCCTGAGTGGAGGAGACCTGACACCACGGAAGATCTCGGAGATCCTGAATATCCT